TTGAAGGCACTCCGTCAGAACTCCATCATATCCGCAGGTTTGGAGGTAAACGGTCTGCATCCCCTGTCATCCCATTATGCCCAGAACACCATAGGGGAGATAGTGGCGTTCACGGATTGGGTCACAAGGGTTTTAGCAATAAATGGGGCATTACCGAGGAGGAGTTGCTGGAACGAGTCAATCAGAAACTTGGAAAGGGAAATGAGTAATGAATAATGAACCAGTAGCGTGGAGAACGCATTACCCAAGTGGGTGGGAATACAAAGATGGCAATCCACCTTTTGAACTAAAAGGAAATTCACAACTTCTGTACACCCATCCAGCAAAGACACTAACAGAACCATCCGTAAAAGAAATTACAGACTTATGGCTTGATGTTGTTAATAACATACCAGCAAACGATAAAAGACCAAGAGAATGGCACTTTGCCAATGCAATACTAAGAAAGGCACAAGAAAAATGAAAACTGTAAAGATAGAAAAGATTTACCAGTTAAATATTTGGGTGGAAAGAGATTTTTGCGGTTCAAATCACATAATGATGCAACATGAAGGATTTGGAGAACCATTTTGCTATGGGTCTTTGCACTACTCTTATGCTTATACATCCAACTCAACCATACACAGCATGACAGAAAAGTTTATGGAATTACTTGGCGTTGAGAAAGAAAATATTATTTGGAAATCAAGGGGCTTTGAACCTCTTAAATGGTGGATGAAAGCAATCATGCCAATATTTAACCTTTACTGGAAATTCAAATTAGGGAGATTAAGAAAGGCACAAGAATGAACATAATTTCTAAATGCCGATGCGGTGCTTCTCTTAATGTAACTGCAAGTGATATTCCAGCAAGATTTAGTTTTATTGACTGGTTAAAACTGCACGAACAATGTCCGCAAAAAATGCTTTCATCGCATATTGCATTTAAATATTTACTAAGAAAGGCACAAGAAAAATGAATGACATACTATTAGCATTTGGCGTATTGGTTATTTTATTGCCAGCTATTGCGGTATGGATTACTACCTTATAACTCGTGCCCGTCAAAACCTAGTTCTTTTCCTACAAGCATTTTTCTGCGTTTAAAAGTAGCGTCATGTAATGTCCATTTACCAGACTTATGACGGGAACAATGTATCATTTCGTGCGCCATTGAACGCACTACAGTGTCGTAATGTCCACACCTAGCTTTAGATATATGAAATATATGTGGTTTTGCTAATGACTCATCATATTCATAAGTAGCCATTACATTATTGTCATCTACTATTCCAAAACGACACAATTCACTAGGCGGCAAATCCCATTTTAAAAAAGGCTCACATTTAGCCAAAGCTAAATAAATACCTTCAAGGACTTTGGAAGTAATTTTCATACTTTATGGATTTTACCTCTCCATTCAACTTCATCCTCACCCCAAACCCTAACCATTTCTGGTTGAAGTAGTTTGTTGCGCTCAAAAGAAAGCATTACAAAGCCACTATTCCAATCCTTTGGAGTATCTTCTGTGTAGCTAAATTGCTGTCCATTAGGGTCAGCTAGCGTTCCTGTCTGAACTCCCCAGCGTGTGCCGTTATAGTCATTAAATGGAATAGCTGATAGGACATGGGTATGTCCAGTAATCATATTGACCCCTGAATTGACTGCGTTGTTTCTGCCTCCTGTCCAGCCACCTTTCCAACGGTGTTTAATACAAGTATCTTCATTTACCCAAAATGACCAACGAGGTTGCCACATAGGAAAATAATCACGCAAAGAAGTGCCAAACACCCCTTCAAAAGTAGGAAGGTTAGCAATAATGCTCATTTCTAAGCGTTGGTCATGGTTTCCCATAGGCCAAAACAACTTAGCGCCTTTGGCTACCGCCTCAATTTCGCCTAAGTAATATTGACAGGCTTCTAATTCTTCTTTGACGCTTGGGACTTTATTCCAATCTTGGCGTGGAAAACGGCTTAAATTAGCCCCATCAAGCGCATCGCCATTACAAACTATGGCGGTAGGCCTAAACTCTTTAATCATCTCTAATAGGGCTTTAAACGCTGTGGTAGTGTCGTCAGGCCAAAAGTGGGCATCACTAAATACAATGACTCGACCTTTTTCAATGTCCATGCCTCTGCGAACATGACCTGGTGTCTGGTCAGTTTTCTTTACATAAGCTGGGTTTTTGCTAGCAAAGGTATCTAATGTAATACCATGCCTAGCTTCAATATTTCTGCGCCTAGCGTAAACATTTCTAAGGGCTATTTTGTTTACTTTGGCAAATTCGTCTGGGCTGCCAATCTTATTCCAAGACTCAATCCATTCTTCATCTGTTAGCCAATAACTAGCCATTTATTTCCCCTTATACTGTAAGTTGATAAACACTAACATAAAATTATGTCTTATATTAAAAAAGTTGATAAAAATCAAAAGGATGTTGTAAAAGCGCTACGAGATTATGGCGCTATGGTGTTTCTTTTGCATACAGTCGGTGGGGGAATTCCTGATTTAATGGTGTGTTATGCAGACCAGACTATTTTAATGGAAGTAAAAGATGGTGCTGATAAGAAATTGACCCCACAACAAATAACGCTATTTGCTAAATGGACAGGTGGCCCATTACACCGAGTAAATTCTGTGCAAGAAGCAATAGAAGTGCTAAAATTGTACGAAATGGAGAATTAATATGAATGAAAACATGGCTTTATTTGCCGCAACCTTGTTGCATAGCGCAACTAATACCCATTTCTTTCATTGGTCAACTAATTCCTACGCTCAGCACAAAGCATTAGGCAACTACTATGACGAAATCGTTGAATTAGTAGATGATTTAGTAGAAGCCTACATGGGCTGCTATGACCAGTTAAAAACATTCCCAAGCGTCTATCATCAGCCAAAAGATGCGCTTAAGTATTTGGAATCATTGAATAAATTTGTGGAAGAAGCACGAAAAGATTTGCCGCAAGAAACCCAATTACAGAATATTATTGATGAGATTGCACAACTCATTGACTCAACCCTTTACAAACTACGCTTTCTTAAGTAATGCCACTTGCTAAAAAGTATATTATGATATACTTAAGGCATGAAAAGATTAGATTTAATTGGATTTCGTAAAGAGCGACTATTAGTTACAGGGTTTAGCCACTCTCATAGACAACCTTCTGGTCAAATGAGGGCTGTTTGGGATGCTGTATGTGATTGTGGCAACAAAATAAAAATATCTACATCAAATTTAACGCACGGCAATACTAAAAGCTGTGGATGTTATATAGCAGAACGCAGAAAAAAAGGCATGGTTACACCAAACCCTGAGTCTGCTGGTCTTGAGCAATACAATCAAACTAAAAATAAAGCATTAAAACGCAAAAAACAGTTTGATATAACTTATGAGCAATATAAAAAAATAGCCACACAAGATTGCACATATTGTGGCGCACAACCCTATGAAAAATATAGCCAAGTAAAAAATTCAGTCAAAATAAAGCTAAATGGAATTGATAGGATTGACACAAAAAAAGGATATACTATTGATAATTGTGTTCCTTGTTGTGGCATTTGCAATACTATGAAGATGGATAGGTCGCTAGAGGAATTTTTGAACAAAATATCGGAGATATACAAAAAATGCCTTTAGACCGCTCAGGAAGTGCCGCTTCAGTAGGTAAGAACATCAAAGCCGAAGAAAAAGCAGGCAAACCACGCAAACAAGCTGTTGCTATTGCCCTTAATGTAGAGCGTGATAATGCCAAAGGTAAGCGTAAAGCCAAGCTAGAAGAAGCTTATGGTCGTTTCTTAGGCGAGCGTGACAAATGAAGCACATGACCAGAGACTTCCCCAAGGGAAACGACTTATTGCGCCCCCACAAAGAATCAACGCTTGAAAAGCAAGAAGCAAAGCGTAATAAACCACGCCCAGACGAGCTAGAAGTAGATAGCAAATACGATATTCTTGATAAGAAGAACAATCAAAGAATGAAGCGTAAAGCTATGTTACACGCAGCAATGAATAAGATTCACGACCCTGATATTGCATAGAAATTTGTAGTAGAATAAAACCCTTACAAATCAATTACTTGAGAATGTATGGATAAAAAACTGTCGAAATCTGTAGAAAAGAACCTTAATAGGGCTGGCAGAAAGCCTGGAGTGCCTAATAAAGCCACTCAGGAGGCTCGTGAAGCCGTTAAAGCTATTCTTGATAGCAACCTACCATTTATTCAATCGTGGATTCAAAGCACCGCTGAAGGCATCTATGATGACCAAGCTGGTAAGTGGATTGTTCAGCCTAATCCAGCCAAAGCGTGTGAGATTGTTCAAAACTTAGTTGAATACTCTGTGCCTAAACTTGCAAGGACTGAAGTAGTAGGAGATGAGAAAGCCCCACAACGCATGGTGGTGTCTTGGAAGAAATAGTCCAAGAGGTAGAGTTAGACTACCAACCTCGTGATGTATTCCTAGATTTCCACGAAAGAAAGCAACGCTGGGCAGTAATCGTAGCCCATAGACGCTGCGGTAAGACTGTCAGCTGTATTAATGAATTAATCTATAAAGCCCTAATAGAGGGCAAAGAAGATGGTCGCTACGCTTATGTTGCACCATATTACAGCCAAGCTAAGAATATC